GTTAAGATGGGGAAGTCTGAATGGGCTAATGTTCTTATTGAACATATCATCACAAAAGAGTCAAACAAGGTAGCAGTTTTTAAGTTTGAAGAAGAGCCAGAGATTACATGTAAGAAGGTTGCAGGAAAGATGTTCCACAAGGATTTTACAAATCCAGAGAAAGTTATCTTCTATAAAGAAGACGGCTCTCTTGTGGACATTTATGGTGAGGATATTCTTAACCCTTCTTATGGGTACTTTGATAAAGACTCGTTGGAGACTGCAGTTGACAGTGTTGGTGATAAAATCGTGTACTACAACAATTATGGAGCGTGTTCATGGGATGTTGTTAAAGGTGCTATCCGCCATGCAGTGCTTGTTGAAGGTGTACAAGATGTGCTACTAGACCCTATTTCACGTATGGTGCAGGGCATGAGTCCTAGTGAAACAAACACAGAACTTGAGCGTTTTGCAGACGAGATTAGTAAAATGGCAAAAGACCTTGGATTTACATATTATTGCTTCTGTCACCTAAAAGCACCAGAGCACGGAGCACCACATGAACGTGGAGGAAAGGTTCTTAGCTACCAGTTCACAGGCAGCAGGGCAATGATGCGTAGTACCTACTACATGATTGGTATTGAGAGGAATAAAGACCCAGAGCTAAGTTTAAAAGAGAGAAATACTTCAACTATTGTACTTTTAGAGGATAGAAAGTATGGACGAAGCGGAACATTTAAGCTATATTACGACATCGCTACAGGGGACTACACAGAGCCGCCGGAGGGTTTTCTTGACAGCGAAGAGCCGAGTATCTCAAAATATTTATCAACAAAACGATCATTCTAAGGAATTAAAATGGACTCAAACCTTATTGACCCAAAAGCAATTGCACAAACATGTTCACGTAAGCACATTCAGTCTGTAATTGAGAACTTGGTTGATATTATCAAAGCTCAGGAGCACTTAGCAGATAAAGTCCTTTTTCTTAACCCACGTTGCGGAGAGATTGGAGAAGGGATGTTGACACATCTGCAATCACTTGCATATGATATTGTTAACAAGCAACATCATAAAGTGTAGTATAATCTTCACTTTAATAAACATGTGTTGATCAGTGGGTACTTAGATTACCGTAGAACTATTGACACATGTTTGTATAATGAGAATGTTGCTAAAGAGTTATCAAAAAAGCTACTTCAATTACTTGGATATTACGAGTAACCTATAAACTGTTAAAAATGAGTATATGCTATGCTAAAAACTACAAAATCTTTTGAAGACTTGGTTATAAACCATAATATTACAGAATATGTATCAGCAAGTATTGCAAAACTGCGATATGAGGGCGAGATACGACTTGAAGACTCCCTATATGCTGCAGAAAAAGCCCTTGTTTCTGAAGCAAGAAAAAGTGTTTGCAATTCACTATTAAATAATAACGGTTTAATTGCATACATTGAGATCAAGTTTAATTTAATGACCATTGACTTTGATTCAAGGTTGGATGATATTAACTTGCTAGGAGTGCGTTTGCATGGGGACTCTTTCAGTGGTTATGTTTTAACAACAAAAGAGTTTAATTTATGCAATGGATTTGATCATACATTGTTAGAGGAGGTGGAAAACAGCCTTAATATTCTTTGCACTTACTTTAAGGATAGGCATCTTGATAACAGTTCTTTAATTATCCGTAGCTTGAAAGATAACGTTGTCAAAAACTTGAAACACTGTACTAATCTTAACGAATATGTAGACATCTACAACGATGTTTTAGACGAAGAAGCCGCTAATGATACGTCTTATATAAAGTATTGCGTAGTATTAAAAGATACTGTTTGTGTAGAATTACCTATCGTGTAGGAACAATATGTTCAATGAAAAAGATAACATGTATATAGGAATTGCCTTACTATATTCTAGAATCAGTAAGGCAGAACGACTAAAAGTAGGATGTTGTTTCGTTACACAGAACAACGTTGTTCTGGGCGGCGTAAACGGGCTACCAAGACCTCTTGGAAATGTGTGTGAAGAGGAAGGTGTTACAAAAAAAGAAACAATTCATGCAGAACTAAATGGTATTCTAAAGGCAGCGAAAGAGGGTATAAGTCTTGTTGGAAGTACACTATATGTTACGCACTCTCCCTGTAAATCATGCGCTTCTATTCTAATAGAGGTTGGGGTTAAACGTGTTGTCTATTCTGAAGTGTTTAGAGAGACAGAAGGACTACTGATGCTGTCACTTGCAGGAATAGACACAAAACAAATTGAGATAAGCGAGTAGTATATGAAACCGTACAAGGACACTGTTCTCATCCTAAACGCCCCGCCTAGGGCTGGAAAAGACTCCTTAGCAGAATACATTAGGCTAAATATTTGTAAACACATAGAGAATGTTGTTCCTAGTATATCTTCCTTCAAAAAGTACCCTTCCCGTATAATTGACACGTTGAGAGATATTTCCGGAATATCGAAGGAGGAATGGGAAGATAGGTACTATTCTGACTTAAAAGACTACCCTTGGGTAAAGTTAAACGGTATCTCACAGAGGCAGTTGATCGTAAAAGTTTGTGAAGAGCTTGTTAAGCCAGTGTTTGGTGATAGTGTGTTTGGAAATGCTGCAAAACATTCAATCATTAGCAAAATAAACACAAGCCTTCCATCAAGGAGTCACAGTCTACTTTTTGTTCTTACTGACGGAGGATTTAAGGAAGAAGTTGAACCTATTATCAAAGCTGGTAATAGCCTAGGATTGTTTGATGTTGTGATTGCACAGTGGTATGCAGAAGGTGTAGACTATGAGTCTAACAATGACCCTAGGAAGAAGTTTAGCAGTGAGGATTTTAAAGAGCAAAAGGTAAGCTTTATCACCCTTCCTTTCAATAAGAAAGGAACATACCTTGACTGGTTAAACTGGCATAAGGAATGCTGCAATATTCTTTGTGATTTTATATATAAGAACGGAAAATAGTGTGAATGCACCAAGTGGGTGGTTATTTGATATTGAGGCAGATGGTTTATACTTACAAAGTACAAAAATATGGTATATCCGTTTAACGTCTTTAGATGGAAGTAGAACCTTATCTATCAAACCTTTTGAAATTGGTAATGAAAAAGCAAAAGAGTTGATAATGAGTTGGGTAAACTCGTTTGAAGACGGAAGCCTTGTTGTTTCACACAACGGTATCGGATATGATTTATGGATGCTTTGGAAAATACTAGACATTGTGCCAAGAGTCGGAAAAAACGGTAAGGACTTTTTAGGCGTAAAACACGTTCAGTTTATTGACACGTATGTGTTGAGTATGTATCTGCATCCTAACCAGTCAAGCCACTCACTTGCATTTTTGTCAAGCGGTAACGACCATTCAAAGATGGAATATAGAGAGCAGCTTATTCTTCTAGGAGATTTATCAGAAGACGATAAAAAAGGTCACGAGTTCTCTTTCTACCATCCACTTATGGACTCCTACTGCGATACAGATGTTCTTGCACTTAATGATGTTTTTAATTATCTTTGGAAATGCGGCACACAAATGTACGGTGAAAGTTGGCTACACCCGTCATTCAGACAGATGCAAAAAGACTACTGGCTATTTAGTGCCCAGTCCTACACTGGTGTAAAGTTTGACAAAGAATTTGCAAAAGAGCTTGTTTTAAGAATTGAGCAAGAAATGCTTGTTCTTAAACAAGAGGTTGACCCGCTTCTTCCTCCAAGAGAGCTTAAAGGTACAGAGTTAGCCTTCTATAAAATGCCTGCAAAACCGTTTACAACGTCAGGTGAAATGTCTGCAACACTTAATAAGTGGCTACTTAAAATCGGTGCAGAGTTAGTTGACGGAATTGTGTACGCAAAAGGTATCTCTGCACCTCTTATTGCAAACAGCGTGTTCCCAGTTAAACTTCCTATGGAAATTTCTGATAATACAGAATTAAAAGATTTTTTTATAAAAAACGGGTGGACACCTTCTGATGATCACTGGAATTTTAAGAAAGATTCTAATAACAAGCCTTTAAGGGACGAGCGTGGGAGATTAATAAAAACAACACCAAAAATTCAACATCAAGGTAATATTTGCCCTAATCTTCTAAAGATTGAGGGAGAAATACCAAGCAAAATTGTTAAATACTTATCATTAAGAAACAGAAAAGGTGTTGTTGAGGGTTGGCTTAAAAACTGGAGACTTGATTTTGATGGAAGATTGTCTGCTGAAATAAGCGGATATGCACCAACGTCAAGAGTTAAACACAAAGTTGTTGTAAACTGCCCTAAAGCCGATGTAAAGGTTCTTTTAGGGGCAGAGATGCGAAGCTTGTTCTGTGTTGATTACGGTAACTGGTACATTGGAACAGATGCTGCAGCACTTGAAAACAGAACACTGTCGCACTATACCTATAAGTATGATAACGGATTTTTTGCAGACCTTAACTTAAACGGCGACATTCATAGCAGTAACGCTTTTGCATTCTTTCCTCACTTGGAAGAAATTTTTAACCGAAATGATACAACACTTAATGAAAACCCATTATTCAAGCCTTGGAGAAACAAGGC